AATGTAGAAGCAAATTGACAGTAATGTTGAAAATCGTATATACATTGAGCGCGCAGAGCAAACCATTGCGCAAGGCGAATAGGCTATTCTCGATGCCATTCATATGGGTGAGGATTGGCGTAATGCTTCTAACGCCGAACGTGAAAAGATGGATGAAGAGTAGGCTACAAATATTGCTGGGTCAAAGAACTATCTTGAAAAGTTGAATGAAGGTATTACTTCGTCTAGTGAGTATATATCTAAGATGGTTACAGATGCGCTTACTAAATAGACCGAAAGTCTTATTTGGACTATTGGTGATATTCCTCAAAATGATGAAGCCCATGTGGCACACGCAATGGAGACGACACTGCCTTCAATTCTTGAATAGTTCTTCGCGCGGACCAATACGGCCCAAGACATGGCAGATGACAATAAAGTTAGTGGTGCTAGATACGCTACAGGTGGTCTTGTAGACTACACTGGCCCCGCTTGGGTTGATGGCACTCCTGGTAAACCAGAAGCATTCCTCAATGCCAATCAAACTGCTATGATTGCTTCATTTACTGCTAATCTTGCAAAAATGATTTCTGGTAAATTCCCCTCTTCTAACGTAGAAGCAGGAAGTAATTGTGAAATCAATATTGATATTGGTTCAATTGGCGCGGACTATGACATTGACCAAGCCATCAATAAAGTCAAACAAGAAATTGTAAATAGCGCGCAGTTCCGTAATGTAACATTACTCAATCGCAGACGCTAAACACAAGGGAGGAAATAAAATGAGAAATATTTACTAGAAAGACGACTATACAGGCTTTGTATATAATGGCATACATTCCTCTCAATTTGGCCTGTTTAGCGTCGCTAATGGGGACAGATACTCACGAGGTCTGTCCCCGACCTTTCAAGACCTGACACAATCTGTGCCAGGTCAGGATGGAACACACTACTTTGGAACACAAATGACGCAACGAGTTATTACATTATAGGTTGCTTTTGATAGTGTAACGGAGACAGAGTTTCATTAGTTAAAGCGCTGGTTGAATTGTGGCATCAAGCCACTCATTCTTGACGAGACGCCTTATATTCAATACTATGCAAAAATTCAAACCGCGCCAACCATATAGTTCGTGCCTTTTGAAGAAGATGTAGATGAACGGATATATAAGGGAGAAAGTACAATTACTTTTGTATGTTATGATCCATATGGATATTCTGTTTCTAAATGGTTAAGTTCTTATGGTGTATATGGTGAAACAGGACTTCAGCCAGTGAATTTATATAGTGAAAATGTGCGTGAATGGGCATTAGCAAGTAGATTACAACCACGCCAGTCTACTAAGCAATATACCATTGATACTTATCAAGAAGATAATGAGCTTAGTACAAATGCATATAACGGGCTAATTACACTATATAACGCAGGAGATTTACCTGTAGATTATATATTGAATTTTACATTGTCTGATGCGGAAACTACTAGCTAGGAAATCAAAATCACACTGACTCATAATGATGTGACAATTATTGAAAATGCTATTGACTTTTCAGTTGCTTCAAATTTACTCAAAAAGGCAATGAAAAATATTGATACTAATGCTGTGATGGTAGGTATCAATTTTTCATTAGATACAAAGAAAAGATTGCTGTTTGCTTCGCGCGTATATACAGTTACAATCAATGGCGAAGTAGAATAGAAAGTTTCAGACAGAGTTATTGCGAATCATGCTTTGCGCGGAGACTTTTCAAAAATTCCACTTTCAGAAAACAAAGATGATATGTCTTATATGTAGTTGAGTTGTGACAAGCCTATTAGCAAAGTAAGTATTGATTATCTATATAAATACTACTAAGGAGGTGCCAAATGGCATATACATATTATATACAAACTGGCATACAAACATATGATAGCACTACTGGCACCTGGGTTATCATTGATGGAGAAAAAATTACTGCATCTACAACTAAATCAATATTATATTATAGCCTTGATGAAGATATAAATGAGATTTTAGGTAATGTTACAAATATTACAACTGAGTAGGCGAAAAGTAACCGAGTACCTAGAGTGCGGTATAACATAAATGTTGATAAAGTGCTTGGAAAGCTTACTGAAGCAGAACCTTATTTGACAGTTTATGTTGATTATCTTCAACAATTCATTATAGATTACTATTATAAAAATGAGGAAGGCGCGCTAGTAAAAGACCAAGAATCTGGCATAAAGTATGTTGACTAGGGATATACAATTCGAAATACTTCGCGCCTAAAGGAAGAAACTTACTCTATATATACCAACATGAATGGAACCCAAACATTCCAAAAGAAATACTACTATCGCCCGATTGCAAAATGGATCTCGCAAACTGAAGATGATAGTACTATTTACAATGCTGGTGACCTTTATAATGGTAATGCCAATTTATCACTTGTGCTTGATAATACAAGTTCTTATGTATTGCAAGGAAATTATATTGATGACATTCCGAATCCCAGTCGTGAACCGGATAAAGTTGCAAATGCAATTCTTGTAAAACTTTATCCCCAAGGTGGCGACTTAAGTTCAACGAGTGATTTAAAGTATATTGATGGCTATAAATCTTATCACTTTTTAGGATGGACAGACACACTAGGTGGTATAGTTTTACCTGATGGATATTAGTTAGGTAAACTACCCAATGATGGAGATAGTCTTATTTTATATCCAGTTTGGCAAGAAAGTCCATGCTAGAGGGCCTTACTCTCGGCGCAAAGTGATTTATCAAAGCCATCTGCTCCGACTCGCGCGGGCTATCGCTTTTAGATATGGTCCGCGCGCTCACAAGAAGAAAACTTGCCAATACTTCAAGACAATACAACAGGAGTAGAAAATCCAGAGCCAATTCCTATCTTTGCTCTATGGCAGAGCGAACTAGAGTATGCCAATGAATATGAGCAGACTATTCGTAAAGTACCCTATAAAATTGAAATATGGGAAGACCAATTCAATGAAGAAAACAATAGATGGGAAGAAATACGTTTGGTAACTCTTGGCGCGGACACCATGGAGGATTAGGGACGCGCCTTCAATATCAAGTTCAAATAGACCGTATATGGTGAGTTGACGCTTACTTTCTCCCTCTATGGAACATATATTGATAATCAAACAGGTCAGCGTGTAGAAAACTACCTTATGCCATATTGCTTCAATGAAGCCAAAATAAAACTTTGGTATGATGGGGAATGGTATGATTTTATTATAAAAGATATTCAAGAAACTCATAATCAATAGTTTACTAAAACATACACTTGCTAGTATTTACCTATTTATGAGCTAAGTAAGATTGGATATACTCAAGTATTTAGCTTGGATAACCGTGATGGGAGCGGTATCCAAAGTGCGCCTGAATTTATGGAAAGTATTCTTGAAGATACTGAATGGCGCTATGTGTAGGCTGGAAATAAAGATATACCCGCGGTCAAAGATTTAGAAGTAAATCTAACCGAAACGAGTGAAGAAGTAGTTTATTCTGCTGACGTGAAAGAGAAAGGTATCGAATACAAAACCTATTCTATTGATAAAGATGGTATTTTATAGTCTGGTGTTAGTGGTACTATATCTAGTGGCAAGGTATATATTCCATATAGTTAGCTAAATAAAGACGGGACGATTTTTGGTTGCTTTTCTGAGGGACTTATTGAAGTTGATGGGGATCTAATTCTACAGCAAAGTTTGGTAACTTTTACAATGGACTGGGCGCAATATCCTCTAACAGATTTTTCAATTACTAAATTTACTGCGGAAGTTCCTAAAAAGAGTAATGTTAGTGAGTGGGTTGAAGCCTCTATCAAAGAAAATGATAGCACGATTGATACTATTAGCCAGTATTGTAATAAAGGCTCTTCTCCTGAATATTCATCTTTATACTATCGTGTAAAGACTGCCACTACAGATACGGCAATGACCTATTCGCCCACTTAGGATAAAAAACCGTGTTACTTTGGAACGATAGATAGTGTAACCTATGGCAGTGAAAAGACTAAACTTGCCAGTCTAGGAACAAATACTGTATTTGCATTTACAAATGGAGATAACTTTTATACCTTCAAATTGAATTAGCTGGCTGGCGCGAATGAGCTTCCATTAGGAACTGAATATAGATATTATTTTACTGGTAGCACAAATAATTCTATGGTAGCCATTATTGGCGAAGTAGATAGTAGTATAACTGTGGAACAATGGTCTAGCACATCAGCCACTTCTATAGTAGTAAATGGAAAAACAACTTATATTCTACCGCTTACTGGATTTACCGTTTCAGATAATCGTTTTGCTTCTGAGCAGGTATCTACCGCTGTCTTTCTTAGTGCTTCTCCAAAGACCTACTATCAAAAATCTGGTTCTGCTGGAGATGAATATTATCGTCCTTATATTGATTTGGCCATTCCTGCGACAGCAAACTTCCCAACAAATTTTTATGAAGCTTCAATAAATACTGAAGGATTATCGGCAAATAGTAGCCAAGTTCATTCTATTCGGCAGTATTTTACTCTCAATGGAAATACCGCTACTGTAGTTGGAACTGCGCCCGTCGATGAAACAGATGGATTTTATATAAAGGATGCTAATGGTCTATACTATTATGATACCGCAAATCTAAATTATACTCTTATTGCGCCGCCTACGTGGAAAAATGGGGGAGACCGTTATACTCGCGTATCATTTACTCAATTAGAGAGCTATATAATGTACCGTAGTCTTGAAAGCTCAAATAGTAACTGTTTTGACCTTACTCAAAAGGTTGCTGAAACTTTTGAGGTTTGGTGTAAGTATATCATCGAGCATAATGATGACGGCAGTATTGCTTATGATGATACAGACCAAATGACTCTCGAACCGCGCAGAAAGAAGTGGGTAACACTTACATCTTATGCGGGCGCAGAAAATCCAGTAGGTTTTACATATGGTATCAATCTCACCAATCTTTCACGTACCATAAAAACAGATAGCTTGGTTACAAAGCTTTATGTTGACTATAGTGAAAATAACTATACTTCTGACGGCTATGTTGCTATTAGTGGTGCAGAGGATAATATAAGTAAGGAAAATGTTCTTTACAATTTTGATTATTTTATTCAAGTTGGCTTGCTTGAAAAGATGCAGGTATATAACGATTTTTATAAAATAGAGAGTAGTGAGGTGTCCGCGCAAGACCCATTAGAAATGAAGTGCGTAATTGAGGCTAATGGTAAAAATGGTCCAGGTTACCTTCGTTTGCTTGGCTTGCTGAATACTTAGTATGATAAATTGAGCGAACAAATAAATGGCGCAACAGGATACAGTTATCAAGCCATCCATTTGAAAGAAATGCTTTCTGCATATAGCTATGCTTCTGCTTTTACAGTAGATGCAACTATTACAGGGCAGGGGGTTGCTCCTTCAATTGGTACTTCTACAACAGAGGATTAGGAAACGCTTTAGCGTCTCACTAAAGAGTATAATCGTGTTTCTGCATAGCTGGCCGCCGCGAAAAAGCAACTTGCAAAAATTGTGGCTCGTAAACAAGAGCTTGAACGTAAATTCAATCAACGCTATGCACGCTATATTCAAGAAGGTAACTGGACAAGTAGTGACTATATTGATAGTGATAGCTACTATGCAGATGCCTTGAAGGTTAGTAATGATGGCGCGAAGCCTAGTATCAATTATAACTTTACTGCAATTGATCTTTATGCATTACCAGAGTATAAAGATTATAAGTTCTGTATAGGTGACCGCACTTGGGTAGAAGATACAGAGTATTTTGGTTATGAAGAGGATGGCACACCATACCATGAAAGTGTTATTCTTACGGAAATAAATTATGACTTGGATAATGCATCTGCATCTACCTTTGCAGTATAGAATTATTCTAACAAGTTTGATGATTTGTTCTAGACCCTTTCTGCAACGGCAAATTCATTCAGTCTCAATCAACAGATGTATGGGCGCGCGAGCAAGCTTCTTACTTCTGGCGGGTTGAATGATGAAACTACCCAGAAGAGCCTTACATCTAATAAAGAACTAACTCTTATGTCAAGTTCTGCTATTTAGTTTGACAACGATGGTATCATATTTACTAATGTAGCAAATCCAAACCAAATATTACGTATAGGCAGTGATGGCATTTCAATGTCAAATAACGGTGGTGCGAGCTACGACCAACGCCTAATGTGGTAAAATAAGGAAAACCCAGGAAGAAAAAGATTTCTTCCTGGGTTTCTTTTTATCCAAATCTGTTTTTCCTGAATTATCTGTCTACTTATAATTAGAACGGTAGAGGAGGTTTTCTTTATGGCCGGTTACAATTATAATCCTTATAGTGGAAATAGTGCGATAGCGCAAATGAGTGGGACTAATTTTTCAATGCCTCAACCACAGCAATTATTCCCGCAACCACAAGGAAATGTTTATACAATAAATAATACCCTAGAAGTTGCTAATATACCTGCTGGTGCGGGACTAAGTGTTGCATTATGTCTAAATGAGGGGCTGGTATATATCAAGTCGCTTCAAAACGGTCAACCGATGTTCTGGGCCTATAAGCTAATACCCTATGTAGAAGAAGAGAAAAAAGATAAAGCCCAATATGATGAAAGGCTCCAATCATTGGAGTCAAAAGTCGATAATTTATTGAAGGAGTTGAAAGGTGAATGAATCCTATGCAGTTTATGATGAATTAGATGGGAAATATGGGGAATATGATAAAAGGTCAAACTAATGCTAAAGGAATGCCTGTATTTACTATGCCGGGGAAGCATGAAGCAAAATAGCAAATAAATCCAATGCTTTTCAAGCAATATATTCCAATGGTGAATTAGTCCCAATGGGATAATATAATTGCCTAGGCGCGCCAGCAAGGTATTAGTGAAACTGATATCCAAGCTGGCTTACAGATGATTTAGAAGATGAAGTAATTCATCTTATAATATAATTTTATGGAGGAAACTATAATGACTGATGGACTTTCTGCTGGCGATGTCCTCGCCCTGACCAGAGACCGCGATGACGATGGCTATATGATGGCCTGGATGAATAACCCCTTTATTTATTTTGTATGGATGATGTTTATGCGCTGGTTCAACAATGGAGACGGCGGTAATGCTCTTACGCAGGCAGAACTTTTTGATGGCCTTGGCCGTCAAGATATTCTCGGCAATCAGCGAGAAATTCAGCAATCTCTTTGCGGCATTAGCGGCGCGATGTAGACTGGTTTTGGCAATATTCGCTATGATAATCTCTAGAATGCAATGGGATTACAGAATGCAATGACTTCTGGATTTTATGGTGTAAATAGTGGATTAGCTGAAAACCGTTTTGCTCAGCAACAGTGTTGTTGTGAGACTAATCGCAGTATCGATGCGGTTCGTTCAGATGCGTATAAAAACACGTGCGACATCACAACTGCTATCCATGCTGAAGGAGAAGCTACTCGCGCGCTCATCAATGACAACACTATGCAGGCGCTTCGTGATAAGCTTGCTGACCGTGATCGTGACCTTCTTTACGCGAACTTCCAGAACTCTCAGTATCTACAGAACTCTTATCTTGTCGATGCTCTTCGTCCTGTTTCTCGCCCGGCCTATATCACTTGCTCTCCTTATCAGACCACTCAGAACTATTGTAATGGCGGCTTTGGCGTTGGTGGATGCACTGGCGCGTAAGCTAATATCTTATGTATCGCTCCACAAGGGAGGATTGGATTATGTTTGAAGTTTTTACTAACACAAGTCAAGTAATGGCTTAGAATACGGCGG